TCTTATTTAAGTAACATAACTCAATAAGCACCTGACATATTGAATACGTCTTTCCGGATCTTGTACCTCCTTGGTGTACTTGAATTTTAGCTACTGATTTTTTAGCTTGATAATATGTTGTAGGCTGCTTCAATCGTTATCAAACCAGGTGAACGGCTTAGCTTCTGTAAGATCTATTTCTTGACGTTCAACATACCCTCTGTTCTTGCCTTTTGTTTTAAGGTAGAAGATTGTTGCAGCTGTACTGCCGTC